ATATCCACAGCTAAGATAGCAGACAACGCAGTCACCAGTGCGAAGATAGACACCAACATAGACATAGCAGGTACGTTTGATGTAACAGGTGCAGCTACTTTTGATAGTAATATTACGATGTCTAATGCTTCATCTCCTACAATATTAATGACGGACACCACCAACACGTTAAGTTTAAAAATGTTTAGTGGAAACACTACAGCAAATATAGGCACAACAACTAATCACGCTTTAACTTTTTTTACTAATGATGGAGAGAGAGTTCTAATTGATGCCGCAGGAGACATGACACTTAAAACGGCAGGTAAAAGATACTATGTACCAAGAGCAAGTGATGGTGCAGCTACAGGAAGTTTATACTCACCTACTGATAGTAATATAAGATTATCAGGTGCAGGAAGTTCTGCAGGAACATTAGAGTTTCAACCTAGTTCTGGTTCTGGTGTTTCTATGTCTATCAACTCTTCTGGAGTAGTCAGCCTAACAAAAACAGGTAGTCAATTTACTCCTTTATCTTACGACCAATTAGTTATACAAAATGGTGATGCAACAGGTATAAGACTTATTGATTCAGGCGATGGTGGTGGCAATGGAGGTCATTGTGGTGTTGGTAACGACAATGGTAATTTGCAATTATCTACCGCAGGTGTAATGTTATTTGATACAGGTTTTGAAGCTACAGACCAAGTTTATAATGGCAGACATGAAAGAATGCGTATTCTCTCTACTGGTTTGATAGCAATTGGTACACAATCAAATACAGTAGCTAAAGTGAGTATTGTGGAATCAGAATCAAGAGATTGTTTAAGATTAACAAATACAAGAAACCCATCTTCATCAGCACCTTACGTTGCTACGTTTGGATTTAACTATCAACCTAATAACGGAACGTCTACGTTTTTAGCATGTCAAGATGATTTAGATGGCTCTCCAACAAATAGATGCATAATTCAATCAAATGGTGGTATTGCTAATTATCAAAGCAACAACTCTAACTTATCAGATGCAAGATTAAAAACAGACATACAAAATGCTCCAAATGCACTAGATATAATAAACAATCTGAAAGTACGTACGTTTAAATATCATGACCAAACAGATGAAAAAATACATACTGGTTTAATAGCACAAGAAGCTGAAACAGTAGACTTGAGTATAGTAAATCAAGATGGATGGTCAGACGAAGCACCTGAAGGAGAAGAGCCTTATAAGTCTATTTATAACACAGACTTGATGTTTAAGATGCTGAAGGCTATTCAAGAACAACAAACAATAATAGAAGCACAAGCTACATCTATAAACGATCTTAAGACTAGAATTGAGGCTTTAGAGTCTTAATGCTATGATTATATTTTTAACTTAGGAGAAAGACATGGTAGATACCAAAGATAATTCAAACGAAAACCCTAAACCTACGTTCAGTTATGAGAAAGATGGCGAGGTAGTAGAAGTAGATGCAAACACATTTTCTGATCAAGGAAAGATACAGTTTGCAAGATTGCTAGATTACCAAAGAGACTTAGGTCAGTTACAAGGTGCATTGATAAAAGTGCAACTTGATATTGACGACAATGCTAATAACACAGAACGTAGAAAGAAATGGATATTAGATAACGAGATCAACAAAACCGAAGAAGAGACTGAGGTTGAGGAGGCAGAAGTAGTTGACGAGTCAGGAGAAGAAACTAAGCAGTAATGTAAGTGCTTTAGAACTGCACGAACAGATTTGCGCTATAAGGTACGAAAACCTTGAAAAGAGGTTAGAGTCAGGTTCGGCTCGTTTCGTGCGAATGGAGTACCTTATTTGGGGATTATATGGTGTTGCTATAACATCAGGAATATTTGGAGCATTAGTGTAATGGCAGGAATAAAAGTAACCACAGAACCCACAGCAGAACCTTTATCTCTACAAGAGGTCAAAGAGTATCTTAGGGTTGATGATGCTACTGATGAAAGAGTAGTACAGCCTTTAATCATTGCAGCAAGGCAGTTTGCAGAAGAACACATGAACAGAGCCTTAATGCAACAGACCTTTACGCTAACAATAGACACCGCACTAGATACAGAAAGTCCTCTATGGGAAGGCATGAGAACTGCACCTGATATTAACTACTACAAGAACTACGTTGTTTTACCTAAGTCACCTGTAATTAGTGTTACGTCTGTTAAGACTTATAACGATAGCGATACCGCTACAACTATGTCAGCTTCAAAGTATTATGTAGATACACAAAGAGAGCCTGCAAGAATCGTACTAAGAACTGGAGAAACATTTCCTACAGCACTAAGAGTAGCCAATGCCATAGAAGTCGTTTATGTAGCAGGTTACACAACTGCTTACGCTATACCTGAACCGATTAGATTAGGTATGTTGCAACACATAGCTTATATGTATGAGCATAGAGGTGATATGTACGAGGCACAGGGCGCACCTACACTTATGAAAAGTCTGTATGCACCTTACGTCATACATGGTGGTCTTGGTTCAAGTTCATTAATGTCATTAGGCTAATGAGTATAGGCAAAATGCGATTTGAGATAGAATTGCAAAAACCCACAAATACTAGAGATGCAGGCGGAGGTATTACAGAAGCCTACACAACGCTATCTAACCTGTACGCTAATATAGAGACCACTAGGGGCAATGAAACGCTAAGACAAGGGCAAGTACAGGAAAAGACAACTCATATCTTTACGATACGTTACAGAAGGGATATAGGTACTAATTACCGCATACGTTACGATAGTGACAACTACAACATCAAATACATAAAGAACATAGACAACAGAGACAGATACCTAGAGTTAGAGTGTGAACGTGGAGTAGCAGGATAATGGCTAAGAGTGGCATACAAAATCTACAAGGTTTTCAAAAGAAACTTAAGAAACGTATGGTTGATAACCCTGAAAAACATCTTAAACAGTTAGTACAAAGATCAACAACTTTAGTAGAAGGTCATGCTAAACAAAGTATTATGAAAGGTGGTACTGGTATCACTTATCAAAAGTACAATCCTAGAAGACAACATACAGCATCAGCTAAAGGCGAGCCACCTGCATCTGATACAGGATTCTTGGTAAGTAATATTACCTCTAGCGTAAAACAGCAGGGAACTACAGTTATAGGACAAATAGTGGCATCTGCACCATACGCACCTTATTTAGAGTTTGGCACATCTACTATAGACCCTAGACCTTTTATGCAGCCTGCTTTGGAAAGAAACAGACCTAAGATCAAAAGAATATTTAAGAAGGGAGGGTATGTAGACTAATGGCATTAGGACAATTCGCTATACAAAGTGCTATCTACTCTAGGTTAAACGGAGACTCTAACCTTACAAATACTTTAAGTGCAGGTATATATGATGAAGTGCAAGAGGGCAACAGCTATCCTTTTGTATCAATGGGAAGGGATGGTTCAATAGATTATTCTACAAAAGACGTAGATGGCAGTGAATATACAATCAATTTAGATATATGGTCACAGTACAAAGGCAGTAAAGAAACTAAACAAATCATGGACAGGATTCACGATTTACTGCATGATTACAGTTTAAGTGTTACTGGATTTAACTTAGTAAATCTAAGGTTTGAATTTGGTGATGTTTTAGTAGACCCTGATGGGATTACTAGGCACGGTGTCATGCGATTCCGAGCCATAATATTAGGAACTTCTTAACTAGCTGTTACTAATAAAATTGGATGCCAGTTGGCTTGTTTAATTAGAAAGTAAATAACTAATGCTTTCTCAATTGGAGTATAAATATGGCAGCACAAAAAGGTAGTGCAATGCTTATGAAAGTGGGTAACGCAGGTTCACCTGAAGCTTTCACAACAATAGCAGGCTTAAGATCAACAAGTCTTACAGTCAACAATGAATCAGTAGACGTAACTAACAAAGACAGTTCTAACAACAGAACTTTGTTAGCAGATGCAGGTGTGCAATCTATTAGTGTTTCAGGTAGCGGTGTCTTTACAGACGGAGCAAGTGAAGCAACTATGAAAACAAACGCACTAGCTGATACACAAAATAATTATCAATTCCTAGTACCTGACTTTGGTACATTTACAGGTGCTTTCCAAATTACATCGCTTGAATATGCAGGTGAGTACAATGGTGAAGTAACTTACAGTGTATCTTTTGAAAGTGCAGGTGCTATTACGTTTGCCACAGTCTAACAAATGGCTTGGCAATCAGTAAAAGTCAAAGGTGCTAAAGGCAACATCCCTGCTATGCTTAATGAGGATGTCCTTGAAGTAGCCAACCAGTTAGGAAAAGACCCATCTGACGTAACAGTAGATGGTAAGTCCTATAAGGTGTTATCTAGTTCAGTAGATGGAAGAGATGACATTATTACAATCAAACTTGCAATGGCAAGTACAACAAAGGAGAAGTCAGATGACAAACCCACTAAAGGGCGAGATTGAGATAGAGTTAGGCGGTCAAACTTATAAATGTAGATTGACCATAGATTCACTGGTAAAGATAGAAGATGAACTGGATGCAGGGATTCTTGAATTAGCCTCCAATATATCTGAAGCAAAAATACGTCTCAAAACACTTTTAGTAGTGTTGAGATACGCTTTGCGAGGAGGCGGTAACGATTTTGATGAGCGTAAAATGAAAGAAATACTTTCTTCTACAGGTATAATCTCTGCTTCTGCTGTCGTGGCTAAATTATTAGCAGATTCACTAACTGACCCAGACGAAATAGAAGAAGGCGGTTCTGCAAAAAAGCAGGAGACTTCAGAATAGAATGGAAGGTCTATATGCAAATATGTCTTGGCATGATGATGATGAGACCAGAGGACTTTTGGAATATGTCTCCTAGAGAAATGTGGGAAGCTATAAAAGGCTTTAAGCAATTCCACGCATCTGAGCCTGAAAGACCTATGACTAATGACGAATTGCAAGACTTAATGGAGTTATACCCAGACTAATGGCTACAGTAGACGAATTAAAGATACTTATAAAAGCTGAGACAAGGCAGTTAAAA